ATGATGTTATTTTAAGTTATATATTTAGACCAGCTACTTCTCAATGGCCTCCAGCTTTTACATTATGGGTTGTTTATAGACTTGCTGGCATATTAGCATTATCTGTTATTAGAAAAGGCGATATTGCAAATAGCTATGCCACATTGGCAGAAAATCAGTTTCGTAGAGCTAAATCTAGAGATTCACAACAAACATCAACACAATCAATCAATCTAAGTAGATTTACAAGAGTCAGGCTTGGTAGTAATCTTTATGCTAGAATAGAAGGCGAAACAGTTGAATGACATTATTAAGACAGTATGTAACCAATTTTTCTTCAGGAGAGTTAAGCCCTTTACTGAGTAGTAGACTTGATGCTCAAGCTTATAAGAATGGTGCATTTCGACTTCGTAATGTAAGACTTAGATCTCAAGGTGGTGTTACTAGAAGACCTGGACTTAGATATTATCAAACACTTAGTAACTTAACATATCAAACAGAAGCTTATATCTATGATGAAGATGAAGCTTACATTCTTTTATTTAGTGCTGGTGAACTTAGAATTATTGATGACTCAAATCCTACTGTAATATTAGATACTTTATCAAGTTGTCCATGGACTGCCAATGAAATAGGTCAGTTAGTTGTTACACAAACTGGTGACACTATGTTTATAGCTCATCCTAATTTTATGATTAGAAAGCTTACAAGACAAACTGCTAGTTCTTTTAGTTTACAAACATTTGTGTTTGATACATCTGATGGTATGGTATTTCAGCCTTATTTTAAATTTGCAGCTGGATCTGTAACAGTTACGCCAAATGCGACATCTGGAGTTGGTGTTGTTTTAACTGCATCTGCACCATCATTTAGTGCTGATTATGTTGGTTTATATATTAAGCTTATAGATTCAGGTGGTACAGAAAGACATTTTCAAGTTACAGCATATACAAGCGATACTGTTTTAGCTGGAACATTGTCTGGAGCTTTGGCAAATACAAATGCTATAGTGTCTTGGGCAGAGCCAGTACTGAGTACACCTAGAGGATTTGCTAGAACTGTCCAGTTTCACGATCAGAGATTTATTATAGGTGGCAGTAAAGATTTACCAAACTTTTTATTTATGAGTAAAGTTGCAGAGTTTTTTAACTTTGATCTAGGTAATGGCTCAGACTCTGATGCTATACAAATACAGATAGCTGAAAACCAAGTATCAGAAATTAAAGCAATGCAATCTTTTAGATTCTTAACAATCTTTACATCTGAGCAAGAACTATATGTGCCTACATCAGAAAACAGACCTCTGGCTCCTTCAACAATTACAGTTAAGAAACAAACTGGATTTGGTAGTGGTACTGTTCAACCTGAAGAATTTGATGGAGCTATTGTATTTCTAACTAAATCAAAAGGTGCTGTTCGTGAATTTGTATTTAGTGATATATCACAAGCCTACAATGCAGATTCTATAACATTGTTATCTGAACATCTAATTGGAACACCATTAGAAATAGAAGCACAAAGAGAAGCACCAGATCAAATGGAGTCTTATTTATATCTTGTCAATGCAGAAGGCACATTGCCAGTATTTATGTCAATTCGTAAAGAAACATTACAAGGTTGGGCAAGATATGAAACTAATGGACTATTTAAGAGTATAGTTAATGTAAATAGAAAAATGTATTGTGTAGTACAAAGAACTATCAATGGTGCAACTGTTACAAGTTTAGAGCAGTTTGACAATTCTTTTCATTTAGATATGGCAACAAAACAAAGCAACAGTACTGCACAAAAAACATGGACTGTATCTCATTTACCAAATACAACTGTAAAAATTAAATCTGGTAATTATAGTCTTGGCGAGTTTACAACAAATAGTAGTGGTCAAATTACTTTAGTAGATGGCGTAAAAGAAGTAGAAATAGGATTATCTTATATACCTGAGATAACAACATTGCCACCTGAGACACAATTACAAGATGGTATTACTGTTGGGCAGAAAAGACGAATTGTTAGAACTGTTCTAGATATAGTAGGAACTTTGAATGTGAAAGCACAAGGAACTAAAATTTTGGTAAGATCTGTTACAGATGACTTTTCATTAGAACCACAACCAATAACTAGGAGAGAAGAAGTTTTTATGTTAGGTTGGAACTTATTAGGGAGAGTGACTATTACTCAAGATGAACCATTACCATTGACGTTAAATGGTGTAATGCTGGAGGTAGAGGTATAATGGGTGGACATGCACAAATGGCAATGGCTGTTATATCTGTAGCCAATGCACAATCACAAAAGTCTCAGTATAAAGCACAACAAAGAAACTACGAGAATATGGCTGAGATGTCAGAAATGGAAACTGATGACGAAGTCCTAGAAGTAGAAGAAAGACTTAGAGAGCAGCTTTCATCATTAGATTCGGATATGGCTGGTCGTGGTGTATCTGTAGGTGCAGATGGCACATATACAACTTTAAGAAGAAATGAACAGAAAAAAGCTCAAAAAGATATAACAAAAATAAAAGCAATGGGTGTTCAAAAGAAACAGCAATATAGATTAGGTGCATATAGTTCTAAAATGAAAGGCAGACAAGCAATGCTAAAAGGAACTACAGATGCATTAGGATATGGATTCAAAGCATCAAGCTATAAGCCATATTCATCTATGTTTGATAAACTTAAACCATCAAAGAAGGCATAATGGCATTTAAAAGAACAACAGGATCAAGTGTAAGATATCGTCAACCTGGAATGGTGAGTATAGCACCTGATAATACTATGACTAAAACTATAGCTTTTCTAGATGATGCTATAGAAAAGAAGCAAGAACTTGATTTATTAACTGCTAAAGCTGGCATTTCTGATAAAGCTCAAGCTGATTATTTAAATGCTATAAATAAAAAACCTTTAGATAAAGATACCAGTCAATTTAATACAGCTGTTTTAGGTAATTTAAATTATGAAGCTGATAGCATGTTTCTTAATGATGCTCAGAAAAAAGGCTTAAATGCTATATACAGAGCTGAGATATTTTCTAATGCTAGTAATGATATTGTATCAAAAGCACAAGTAAGAGCTAGTTCAGTACTTGTAGAAAATCCATCAGACCCATTCTTAATTCAAAAAGAAAAAAAGAAATTTATTAATAGCATTAAATTAGATCAAGCTCCTCCAGCTCTTAGAAATGATCTTACAACAAAAGTATCAAAGATATTTGATTTAAAAGTTGTTGAAGCAAATCAAGCTAAAATAAAAAAAGAAAAAATCATAGCATTAGAAAATGCAACAGTAAACTTTAATATAGAAACAGATAATACTAAAAGCCTCATCATGGATAATGTTGATGTTGGTTATAATGAAAAAACAAATGATGTTACTGTTAATTTTGGTAAAGCTAAAGAAGTCTCAGAAAAAACAAAAAAGTTTTTTGCATCTTATGCACAATCTATTGTTTTAAATGGTGGAGACAAAGCAGAGTTTTTTAAAAAAGTAAGTAATTGGCAAACACAAACAGTTACAGCAATATTAGCAGATGGTTTAAAAAAAGCTTATAAGAAAGGTCATTATGAAGGCCAAGAGTTTCTTACATCTTTAGAACTAGCAGTAACAAAAGATCCCAAGTATTTTAATACATTAGTTAAAAAACTAGGATTAGATTATGGAAGTCCATTTCAAGACAATAAAAAAGCCAGTTATATTAACATTGGGGGTTTAGGTAATAAAAGCATAATACAAGCGTTAAACCAAAATTTAAAAAGTTTAAATGCACAAAGAACAAACGATATGAATATGGTTGCAGACTTTAATAGTAATTTATATCATTCAACTAAAAATAAGATCTTAGCTAACAAAATAGCTTTTCAATCTGGCTCTACACAACCTCATAGTATTACATTTGATACTATTACAAACTTGCCTTTTAAAAATCATAAAGATGGAACACTTAATAAAGCACAAGCTTATAAATCATCACTAGGAGATTTACTTGTTGGTTATAATAAATTATCATCAGGTAGTAAAACGAAAAAGCAAAAGTTAAAAGATGAATTTGCTTTTAATATGAATAGACTTAACAATCCATTTAATCCAGTTTCTAACTTAAACCCTATAATTAATGAAGGGTTAAATGGAGATGAAATGGACTATGACCATGAAAGTAATTTTGGTTATTTATACAATAAAACTAGAGAGCTAATCCAAAAAAATTCAGACGTTTTTGGCGATGGCACATTGGAAATGCAAAAACTGGATATTGCTAGAAATAAATTTATGAATAATCTAAAGAAAAATGATTTTGCACAATCTTTTACTTCTCTAAAATTAATCACACAAGAAAACTTTGGATTGCCACCTTATAAAGTAAAAGAGTTTGCTGATAACTTTGTTTATCCCAAAGCAGTAAGTTTAGCTCAAGCTAATGAATTTAAAGGTCAAATTAATACATTAGTCCAAAATTATCAAACTTCTTATAGCAAAGAAAAACAAAAAGAAGATGCAGCAATAACAGCTTTAAATAATGCTAGAAATGGCAATATACCAAATGCCAATGTTATGGAAAAATCATTAACTAACCTTGGAGTATTAACAACAAGCAATACTGATATTGTAAGTACTAATTCACAAATTGCTACTGCATCAAAAATTAATGCTAAAGCAATAATGAGTGAATATAACTATGTGCCAGAGTTTGTAGCATCACATTTACAAAATGCTAAAACATTAAAAGAAGAAATATACAATCAGATAATACCTGTGTTTAGAGATTGGTTTGTTACTGAATATGTGAAAAAAAGTGATAAGATGAGATTTGAACAACAATTTAACAAACAATTTCCAGACATGACTTTTCAAGACTTTAAGGATTTAGTTCTAGAAGGTGACTATAAAAGTTTTCAATACTACTTTAGTACTGAAAAAGAGCAAAGTATAGGAAGGCTAAAGAACACAGTAGATAATATTGATGAAACAATTGAAAGCATGGTAAGTGAAGTTAGATTTACTAACAATTGGGATTGGAACGCTTGGCTGTTACAACCAACTGCTTATACTATTGGTTACTTAGGTCAAGATGATAATTTTGGATTATCGAGTAATCAGAATGATGCACTTAATACTATTAGAGGTCAATTTGACGTAGATACTTTTGGTGAAGTTTTAATGAAAAACAATGATTTTAAAAGATTGTTTTTTAAGAAAGTTAAAATCAACTTTACTAGACTGGGTCTAAAAGGAGAAGATGGTTTAAGAAAAGCAGTTAATCTTACTATGGTAGATCTTAGTGGCAAGATTGGTATAGAAGAAATAAGAGATAGCTCAGGTAATAAACAAATGAAATTAGCATACTATCCTATGAATATGATGGTTCGTAATGGAAATCCTGATTTTTCTGAACTCTATAAAGATAATGATGAGTTAATGTTAAACGTAAATAGAACCATGAGAGATCAGATAAAAAAAGTAAGACCAATGTTAGCTAATATAGAATGGTTTGAAGACTTTAATAATGCTGTAGAAAACAATGGTATTAATTATTCTGTGCATTTAGGAACTGGTGGTATGCCACAGTATAAAGTTAGTTTCTTTGACTCTCAGGGTATAGAACAAACTGTTGTTGAAAACTATAGTTTTAACCACAGACATAATATTATGATATCAGCTATAGAAAAAGCTCAGTCTAAGATTAAAACAATACCTCTTAAAAGTTTGCTTTATTCTATACCTTTTGTAGACAAGGTTATTCTTAAACAAGAAGCAGAAAAAGTAATGAATGACGGAGATGTAACTGGATTTGTAAATAGACTTATACAAATGAATCAAACATTAGGTTTAAAAGTAGAAGGTTTAGTTCAATCTGCTGGTGGTAAAGTTAATCTTACATTGTCAAAAGAAGAAACTGATGCATTAAAAACTTTTATAGAAAATTTAGATAATACATTTATGAATCTGTCATTACCTGGGTTTTTATTAAGAGGACAAGACTAATGCAAGAAGATTATTTTCTTGGTTCTTTATATGCAAAAGAAAGAATTAATTTTGTCGATAATTATGTCAAAGCTTCAAAGGAGTTAGAAAACAACCCCTACTATTGGTCCCAAGAGGCCTATGGACCACAAGAGGGTGTGTTAGACCAAATAAAGCCAGACAGTTTTGAAAGTAATTTTAAAGAAGATCTACATGCATCATGGCGACAGTTTAGTGAAATCTTTGCAATTAAAAGATTAATAGAACAAAATGGTATAGAAGATGATCCTACTTATGATCCATATAAAGACCCACAATTAGATGCATTTCCTACATATAGATGGAGATTTCATAATAGTGGCAGTCAAGCTGAGACAGCATTAAGAATAGAAAGATTCCAACAAGATTTAGAAGATGTTGAAACATTAGCATCAAGCACAAGATTTATGCCACAAGCAATTGCATCACTTGCTAGTCCTCTTACTTTTGCACCTCTGGCTCCATTACGAGTAATGAGGTATGGTAGTAATTTATCTAGGTTTACTGGTGGTGCTGGTTTTACTATGTTAATGCATACTCCAGCAGAATTGCTTGTACATAGCATGAATGAAGCTAGAACTGATATGGAAACTTTGTTAATACTAGGAGGTGCTGGTATTATAGGTGGGTCTTTTACAGCTGCATTTGGTAAGAACTTGGGTAGACGTAGTACTTTATTTGATAGAGAGCCAGAACCACAATTATTAGAAGGCCCTAATAAAGTAGGACCTGGGGTTGGTGCAAACATAAATCCTGAGAGTCCTTTATATAGACGTTCTATGTATGATGCTATGGACAATGATGCTTTTATTGAAATTGGTGGATTAGAAAAACTACCATGGAATCCAGTACTAAGAATGGCACAATCACCTAATCCAGTAGTAAGAACTCTATTTGCTAAAATGGTTGATGTTGGTGGCATGATACAGAAAAAGGTTCTTGGAGAACAAGCAATGGATCAATCTGTAGAAGCCACATTTAGAACTAAGTACATAGGTGGATTAGTTACAGCACTTAGAAGAATGGACTTTGAGTATATTAGTTATAGAGGTTTGCAACCAAAAAAAGGTGAAATAGGTTTATCTATGCAAAAGATGAAACTACAAGCTAAAGATAAATTAGGTGGTGGTGATGGTAAAATATCTGATTATGAGTTTAGAGTAAGAGTTACCAAAGCAATTAGAAATGGTGGTCAAGATGTTATAGAAGATGAAGCAACACCATTTATTAATAGAGCTGCAAGAGAAGGTAAAAAGCATTTTGACCTAATAAAGAAAGAAGGTCAAAGTGTAAGAATCTTTGAAAAAGAAGTTAAAGGTGTATTAAAAGTTCTAAGAGATAAATTAAATAGAGCTACTGATGATGATACTAAAGCTAGACTTCGTGGTGAAATAGAGATTGCATCTGAAAGACTTGCAGAAATACAAGCAAGAGGTCCAAGCATAAATACTGCAAAAGGATATGTTACTAGAATACCTAGAATTGATGTTCTTATGGAAAGACAAGAAGACTTTGTCCGAATTGTGGCAAGTTGGGCAAGAGGGCAATATGGTATTACACCTGAACAAGCAAGATCTTTTGCTAAAGAAGTGCATGATACATATACAAGAAGTAGACCATTCTTTGACATAGATGAAGGAATGTCACAAATAGATTGGATTAAAAATCCAGCATCAGTAAAAGCAAGAAGTTTCTCTATACCTGATGAACTTATAGAAGAGTTCTTAGAAAATGATATAGAAACTATAATGCGACACTACACAAAGACTATGGGTACTGATATTGAATTGATGAGAATGTTTGGCAGTATTGACATGGGTGACGTTATTAAGTCAGTACAAGATGAATATGCTAAACTAATATCAGAAGCTACCACAACCAAAAGAAAAACAGAACTTCGTAGAAGAATGGAATTAGACATAAAAGATATAAGAGGTCTTAGAGATAGACTTCGTGGTACATATGGAGCATCTAAAGATCCACATCAAACTTCTAGTCGTGTTGTAAGAGCAATGAAATCATTTAATGTTCTAGTTGGTATGGGTAGTGCAGTTGTTTCTTCTGTTCCTGATGTTTTTAGAACAGTTATGGTAGAAGGCTTTACAACAACGTACCAAAAGGGTTGGAGTAAATGGTTCAATGATATAAGTGATATAGCTTCTAAACTAAAAGCCAGAGAGTTAAGGGCAGCTGGTATAGGTGGAGATGCATCTCTTGGTCTTAGATCACATGCATATGCAGACATAGGAGATACATTTGGTAATAGATTTGGATTTGAAAGAAAACTATATCAAGGCACAAATCTATTTTTTATGTTAAATGGATTAAACTACTGGAATCAAATGATGAAAGAGTTTGCTGGTAGTGTCACTATGTTAAGAATGACAGATGCTATTATGACACCATGGAATAGGTTGTCTACTGGATCTAAAGAAAAATTATTAAAAAATGGCATAGGACAACAAGATCATGCACAGATGCAACAGCTTATAAGAACTCATGGACAGAAGATAGATAATGAGTGGTTTCCAAATACAGATTTTTGGACAAACATGACACAAAGACAAAAGTTTAGAAATGCTCTAAACATGAACGTAGAAAGAACAATTATAACACCTGGAGCTGGTGACAGAGCTTTATGGACTTCTACTGAGTTTGGTTCATTAATTACACAGTTTAGAGGTTTTGGACAAGGCGCTATGATTCGTATGCTTAATGCTGGCTTACAAGAAAGAGAAGGTGCTTTTTGGCAAGGTGCATTTTTACTTGTTGGTTTAGCTGCTCTTGTTAATGAGTTTAAAAGAAAACAATATGGTCTTGATGACAGACCAGAAAGCTTTAATGAAAAGATGGTTAATGCAGTAGATAGAAGTGGTGTTCTTGGTTGGTTTGCAGATGTCAATAACGCAGTAGAAAAAGTAACAGATTTTAAATTAGGTATGAGACCTTTTTTAACAGATAGACCAGAGTTTGAAATGCCATTCGGTGCTAAGATAGGTTCTTTATTTGGTCCAGCTGCACAAAATCTAAACAATGCAGTTGGCATAACATCTGATATTCTTACTGGTACTGCTAATGCAAAAACATTAGAATCTTCTAGATTTATATTTCCTGGGGGTAACTTACCTTACCTAGATCCAATACTTGATGGAGTCTTTAATCCTAATGTGAATAGTAAAAGTAATTAATATAATGGATAAATAGAGTATGGCTACTGTAGTAATAAATGATAATGACGCTAGAATTAAATATGATAATCAAGCTGTTGTTGCAAATGTAACAGAATTGATTATTGATTTTCCGTTCTTTTCATTAGATGACATCAAGGTAATTAGAACTGCCAGTAACAATACTGAAGTCCAGTTACAAAGGGGAACTGCAACAAATGAGTTTTCAGTAACAGGTACAGCAGTTGATGATGGATTTACTGGTGGCTTTATTAAACTTAATGATACTAATGATAATACATTTAGTTATACAATATTTAGAGACACACCAGTGGAAAGAACAAGTGACTTTCCAACATCTGGTCCGTTTAATATATCTACATTAAATACAGAATTAGATAAATTATTTGCAATTATGCAACAGTTAGAATCTGCTGTTGGTCGTGCTATGACATTAAAAGATTCTGATTCTGCAACAACAATTGACATACCATTAACATCTGCTAGAGCAAATAGATTACTTGCATTTGATGGTTCAGGTAATACTGTAGCTGGTCCAACTACTGCATCTGTAACTGATGTTGGCACACAACTATCAGCTGCAACTACAGCTGCTTCTACTGCAACCACACAAGCTGGCTTAGCATTACAAGCTGCATCTGATGCAACTAGTGCTAATACACAAGCTCAAAATGCATTAACTGCTGCTGGTATACCAAGTACTTTATCAGGACAAGGTGGCAAAATATTACAAGTTAACTCTGGTGGAACTGGATATGAACTTGCTGTTTCAGCAACAAATAATGGAGTTTTTTATGGACTCCGTGTCGACACTACTACTGGTCATCTAGTAGTAGACAGTACAACTTTAGGTGGTAGTGAAAGTTTTAACATAGATACCTATGATAATTACTTTTTTTCTTCTCCTAATATTGGATTTTCTTTAGATTCATCTGGAGATTTAATTTTAACCACACCGTAGGAGGTTCTATTGGCAACAATAAATGTAGGAAAACTAAGGGTAAATTGGAGAGGAGCATATAATGCCGCTACTGCTTACGAAGTAAATGATGCAGTGTCCTACCAAGGTAACTCTTATATAGCAATTACAGCAACAACTGGCAATCTGCCAACTGTTACTGCTAATTGGAATATCATGGCACAAGGCACAAATATTCTCACAACTGCTGGTGACTTTATGAGTCATGATGGATCAAGTGCAACAAGAGTACCTGTTGGTTCTGTTGGTCAAGCATTACAGGTAACAAGTACAAATACATTAGGGTTTGGAAACCAAAAAGGTTTTCAAGGCATTGATGTATTAGAATCAAATGTACCATTATATGCAAATACAACTAACAGTACTATTCCTGGCACAGATGGTAAAAGACCTTGGTTAGCACAGTATAATGGTAAATCAGGTGCTAGTGCTGATTGGATTCCTCAAGATGGTATGCCTAATGGTCATTGTGGTCCAGTAAAAAGATCTTATGATGAATATATAGATCCTCAAACCACACCTATGTTTATAAATTCTAATCATGAAATAATGACTACGGGTTATTCTGCTTATGGAATTGGATCATTTACTAACGGAAATTATAATCCTAGAGTACAAAGAAGTATGGCCTTAGCTATGGAAAGTGGAGGCATGGCTGCTGATGAAAAATTTGTTCGTATTTGGTATACTGGCAATTTTACATTATATGCCCTCACAAACAAAGGTAATGTATGGGTACAAGGTGAAAATAGTTCAGGACAATTAGGTCTTGGAGATACAAACGATAGATTTCAACTTGTTAGAAATCCATATCTTGGCCCTAATGCAACAAATAATAGTATTTCATGTGAGGTGTCTTGTGTAATAATTAATGATGCTAGAGGTTATCAGGGCATTGGTAATACCCATGCATTTTTTATATTGCATGATGGTCGTGTTATGGGAACTGGATGGGCTGGAAATGGATCACTTGGTAATGGTAGTACAACCAATGTTAATGTACCTACAATTATAAGTGGTCTTACAAATATAGTTATGATTAGTTGTGGATATAATGATACTTATGCAGTTGATTCTAGTGGTAATGCTTATCATACAGGAAATAATGCAAATGGCATATCTTCTTTAGGAAGCTCTAGAAACGCTTTTGCACAAATGACTGCTGTATCAAATTGTGAACAAATTATTTGTCAAAATACCTACTATTACAATGGTGGTGTTTCTGCCAATGGTTATTACATAAATACAACTGGTGACCTATATGGTATTGGTTATGGTGGAGTGGGAGCTTTAGCACAAGGTAATACAACTGCTTCAGCTACTTGGGTGCAAATTGGTGGTAGTGAAAACTTTAGTGCAGTACAAGTCGCTGGTAATGCTTCAACATTAAGCGTATTAGCTTGGCTTGGTAATACATCTGGTCAAGATGGCCCAGGTGATATGTATACTTATACTATAGCTTCTAATACTGGTATGCCTTTTCGAATGTTTGGCAACAACGGTGGTGGACAACATATGCAAGGTAATACAACTGCAAATCAATCGGTTAGAACACCTAGCACCTCAACATTTGACCCTACACATGGAACTATGAATAGTAGTGCAGATGGATCTATTAGTAAAACTCAACTTGTTTTCCCAAGAAATAATATGAAAGCATGTTTTCCAATGAGAACAAGTGGTTACAACTCTCCAGGTTGGTGGGGTTTAGACACACAAGGTCGTCTATGGATATGGGGATATATGGCACAAGTTTATGATAGATATGCTAATACTGGTGCTGAAACATTTACTTTGGCTTATCTCTTTCCAGCACCAAATACACATACACTTACTGGACAGACTGCATGGTGGGTAGGAGAAATAGATAACTCATTCGTTGATATTGTTTCCTTAGGTCATTATTATAGTGGATATTGGACACATATTGCGAGAATGAGTAATGGAGACATGTATATGATTGGTAATAACTACTATTACCAACATGGATGTTCTCAAAACGTACATCATCATTGGTGGCATAAAAGAAACCCATAGGAGTAAATATGACATTCACACCACATTTAACTAGAAAGTTGTATAAAACAACACTTAAACGTAATGCAATTAAACATCCACCTAACTTGCCAGCATGTGATGGAGCTGGTAAAGATCAAGATTATGTGAAGCCAATACAATGGCATTTTATAGGAGAAGATGTTTATGCTACAATGTGGTCTGATTATGCGACTGCTTATAATA